AGGTGTTGTTGCGTTATCAGTAATACCACCAAATGACGCAGCTTTGATTTCGCCACGGCCAGCACATTCCCACAACAAAGCAGGTGTTGCACCATCCCAATTTAATGTAACTTGGATGCCGTCTTGAATGTCAAAATTAATACGTTTAATACGCACTAATTTTGGAATTGTTCCTTGTGCATCAATTTGACTTAATGTACTTGGGTCAAGAACCACGTAGTTGGTAATATCACCAGCGTTCACCCAGCCAGTAATCTTTAATGTTGCGTTGCGATAACCATCATTCAGAATCTGAAGTGGAAGAATCTGTGTTGCCATGATTAGTATCCGCCTTTAGGCTTCTTTGCTTTAGTTGATTGCATCGGGTTCTTAACTTTGTCTTTAGTAGGCTTTTGAACTGGAGCTTTTACGCCCATTCCAATAGACTGACCTTCACGTAATTTTTTATTAGGCATAATTTTTTCCTTTAAGTTAGAGAAAAAACCCCCTAGAGACCTTTTGGGAAACTAGGGGGAATCGCTCACGTGCGAGTTAATTAAACTCCAGGTGTGCCCCACAATGCACGTGGGTCGCCCCAACCGAAGGCATAACGCTCATACGATTTAGCCTTAGCATTCATCGTATCAAAGTCATTGTCTTGGTCAAACGTGATTGCTTGACGCTCTTGGTGAATCATACCTGTATTCATAGGTACGTTAGCACGAATAAAGAATGCTTTAGTACTTGTGAGGTAATGGTTCATCTTGATACCTTCAGGCAATGCGTTAGTAGCGTGTAATACGTTTACAGCGTTACTTGCAGTACCAGGAGGGTTAGCACCAGTGTTGTATGAATATACAGACTTGAGAATGCGATTAGCTTCAAACCAGTTGCTTGGGTGAACGATGATAGAACGTGGCATCAAGTTGATGCGTAGCCCACGGTCGTTCAACGCTAACATCTGTTGAATAATCAAGTTCTCAATAGCGGCTTCAGACAAGTTAGCTGCAGTAGTTAACAAGTTGCTGAATGTACCACCAGAGGTGTTAGGGTGAGTTGCGTTCAACAATGAAACACCATCGCCACCAGCATAGCTGTTAGAGAAAGCGTTGTTGTATACGTTAGCAGCAACGTTCTCTTTGGTTTGACGCATAGAGAAAGCGTTAGCAGCAGCACGACGCTTGGAAACAACTTCATAGAGGTTGTCAGCAAGTTCTTCTTGGGTAACGATGTAGCCCAAGCCGTATGCAACGTTAGTTAAACGAGTTACGAAACCTTGAGTCTCAGAGTCGTAAACAACGCCTTGACCTTGTGGTTTTTGTGGAGCAAGACCAAAGCCAGTAGCTTGGACGTACTCTTCGTAGTTTTTGTCAGATGTGCTCGTGTCGAACAAGTCTGTGTATTCGATAGGATGTTCATTGTATGAACGACCCCACCAAGCCTTGATACCAGGCCACAGTGCTTTTGGAAACGAACCAGTTGTAATAATACCAGCCATTTTTTATTCTCCTAATTAAATGCCAGCAGATGGACGTAACAACTCTGCATTGTTGAACAATACAAAGAAACGTACATAAGGCCCCAAGTTGTTACCTGGGATTGGTTCAATTCCAACAATCTTCAATACTGCAGTAGAAGATGTGGTGGTACCTGTTAATACAGTTGCTGACATTTGATTTGACAATGAAGGAGCAGCTACAGTGTAGGATGCGTTCTTATTCATGTCAGTTGTTGCAAATGTAGTGCTGTCGCCTTGGATGCAATAGACTTGGTCTGGGTCATCGTTAACGAGCAGGTAATAGGCTTGTGACTTAGAAGCAGGAACGCTAGTAGTCGTCAAGTCAATGTTTGTACCCTGAATAGAAGGGTTGTTTGGGTTAGCAAGTAATACGCCAGTTACAACACCACGAGGTGTTTGACCAGACGCACATTTTGCTACTTCAGGTGTACCGTTGGCATCACCACCGTCAACTGTGTAAACTGTGTCACCGATGTAATACGCAGAGGTATCAGTCGATGGAACATAGTAAATACGTTGTTGTTGGTTGCCTGGGTTACCTGTACCATAAATCACGGCTGAAAAGCCAAATGGTGCATTAAGGTTTGCCATTATGATAAAGCTCCAATTAAATTAAGTTTAGTTCCGCTTAATCGAGATGCCAGCGTTATAACGCCCATCTTGACCAACGGCTCCATTAATATTTCCACTAGCAATTGCGTCTTCTACCATCTTGTTTTGAGCTTCAATGCTGGCCATATCTTCCTCATGCCATTCATTTTTAATCTTCATCAAGTATGCGTAAAGTATATCGCCTTGCTGTGTAGTTCCTACCTTTTGTTTGATTTTGTCACTCATGTCGACGTTTGAAGGCGTTACGCCATTCTCTAACTCTGTCTCACCTCTTGTAACAAACTCATATCCGCTATCTAGTGCTGATTCTACGTTCCCATCGTCATTCATCCAGCAAAGGTGATGACCAGGAATTTCAAACTTTACAGCCAAAGTCAGTCTTGGAACACCAATTGAGTTACGTCTAGGGCGTTGAGCCTGTGACCGAACTGTCTCGGTTTCTCGTTCAGATACCGAACGAACTAATGTTTCAGGACTGCTTTCTTTTTTGCTTACTCTTGGCATTGTAATACTCCTAACTTATTTTAAGTGATTTTACTATAAATACAATGGTTATTCACCAAAATATTCTTTTAAATAGGCTTCTCTTGTAATTAAACCTTGCTTTTCAAACTTCTGACAAGCTGCTTTAGCTTCAGGAGGCAAGTCGTTATATCCCTTACCACCCTTTTGATTAGACTTAGGAGCAGTTGTTCCCTCTACAGGAGATGGTCTTGCACGGTTAGTATTGGTAAACTTTTCAGGATACATCTTTTTAACACGCTTAGTAACCTCGTCTAGGAACTCAGAACCAATCAGTGTTGGGTTTTGACGTTTGATAACTTCACCGATTAGGTTAGCTTCGTTGGTCAATTCTGTGTCTTTGCCAAACCAAGCATTTTCTTCATTCCATTGAACGAATGATGGGTCAGGTTGATTAGATGCACGAGCAGCTACAGGGTCAGGTTTACGAGCTTTAAGGTCATCAATAGCGTCATCAATCTGCAGAACCTTGTCTCCGTCACCAGTAGAAATAGCTTCTTTCTTTTGGTCACGTAGGTCTGCCATTGCACGGTCATAAGCCCGTTTTTCAGTCTCAGCATGGAACTTTTTAAATTCGTTCATTGTGGACTTCATTTCAGCCACTTCACGCTTTAGGAAGTCGTTGTCTTTTCGCAACAGAGCATTAATCTCTTTACCTTTTTTTACAAAGGTTTCTGCGTCAACCCATTTATCTTCTGGGCCGTTATAGTCTTCTTGGGGAACCCAACCTTGGCGTTTTGCCTCGGCTAACGTCTCTTCATCAATATCAGGTGTAGCGTCAGACTGCACACCTGCTTCTACTTCTTGGGATGCTGAACCATCTAATGATTCAGGTGCTACTTGGGCTAATTCTTCACTCATTTGCTATCTCCTAGTTTGGTAAGGCATATATCTAAATCGTTTAAGACTCGGTATTCGATTCCGTCTTCTGATTCGTCTGGGGTGATAAGTTGACCAGCGTAACGTCCAAACTTGACGTAGTCACCGACTTTACACCAAGGGGATTCTTGGTCGGAATAAGCAGTATTCCCAACTTCGACGACGATTCCACCGTCTTGACCAAGCTGTTCTCGCTTAGTAACGTCTTTGGGAATAATAATGCCGCCTTGAGATACTTCTTCAACTTTCGTGACCTTTACCAAGACACGATGTCCTGTTGGCTTCCATCCTGATGTATTCATTAGACCCCCGTAATATCTTCATAAGTCAAATCAAGAATTTGATTGATGGAATATACCCCACCCAATGCAAACTGATTTTCCCCGTCAGTTACAAACTGTCGATTAGCCCACGCCTCTTGGGTTTCAACTTTAGCCTTCTTTAAAAAATTAAAGAATTCCTCAGTTACGTGGTAGCTCTTCCATTCCTTGAACTCGTGCTCCGTCATTGCTTGATTCCTTATCTAAGTTTTGCATCATCTCTATTGACTTAATAATCCCATCTACGTGTGCTCTCTTAGCACCGATTTGGGCTTCTAACATAGCTATAGCATGACCAGATTGAACGCCATCTGCTTGTTCAAGTTCCAATACTGCTTTAGCTTGTAGCTCCGTAATCTTGGCTTGTTGTAGCTCTGCTTCTTGCATGAGCTTGGCAATACCAAGTTTAAATTTGAGTTGGTGATTCATCTGACGCTCATCGTTCTTCATCTTCTCGATTTGCATTTTTTCCGATGGGCCTGGCTTGATAGCGTTAGGGCCTTTAGGGTCAGGGAGAATCTGGTCAATAGCGTTTACTTTGAGTGCATCTAAGTAACGCTTTTGGACTTCATACATATTGAAGCCACCAGAGGATTGTGCTAACTGTAATACGGCTTGTGCTTGCATCTGACGTTGACTATCTGAAACAACATTAGGGTCGGCAGCAGGTTTAACTAACTTCATATCCATAGAATAGTCGTCAGGCAACACGAATTGTAGTTCATTGTTGTATTCAAACTCTACTGGCTCACTTGGCAGATAGAGTTGGTTTAGACGATATAGCTTTTGGAATTCTTCTTTCATGGCTCTCCAAGTACGCTTGTAGATACCATTAAATACTTTCATACCCTGCTCTACTACGTTACGACTTGTCTCAGCAGGAGTATTTTGACCAGGGCTTACGCCTGTCATCATATCGGTTGCACCAGCAATACGCTCACCATAGTTGATGAGGAGTTGCAATAATTGGAATGACACACCGTTAGGTTCACGGATAGGCAATGGGAAGATGTTGGCACGTAAGTCATCGCCAGTACTGTCTACACGTTTCCACTCATGTGGTTTGAATGTGTAGTCGCCACCTTTAATCTTAACGCCACGTCCTAAGAATCCACCACCAGTAACACTCATCGTACCAGCATCAATCAACTGGTTAACAATCGTGTTTACCGAATCATTAGTAGGCCCAAGCAATACGCCAAAGCCAAGGTCATAGAATCCACCGTCTGGGCTAGGTACAAAGCCATACTTTGTGAAGTACTGTTCAGGCTTAATGCGGATAATTTCACCGTTGTGGTACTCAATCGAGTCTTCAAAGTAACGGGCGACAATACGGTAGATTTTGCCAGTGTCTCTACGGATGTAGGCAATGTACGGCTCTTTGTATCCATCTTCATCAAAGTCATGCCAAAAGTGAGTTTCAAAAAATTCGTAAGGGGTATCAGGGTCACCTGATTGCTGACGAACACCTTGTGCGTCTTCTTTAGCTTGGGTAAGCATAGAGACGTTAGGAAGACTAGGTTGTACTTCGTCTTCTACTTTTAAAAATACGCCACGTACCTGACGCTCGTGCAGGTCGTTGCTTGACAATAGAATTCTATGTGAGACTCTTGGGGATTCTGCAATTGACTTGGTGTAGTAATTGACAATGAAATCATTAGGAAGAACAAGCTCAGAGACATTATGACCTTTTACTGGGTCAAAGTAAGACTTCTTGATTGCGGTACCAGCAATAGCTTGAACCAGCAAAGTCTTGTCAGTGTTCTCTTCCCAACCTTCATCTTCTTCCATTACTTGGTAAGTCATGTGACGGGAGATGCGGTCTGCACGTTTGTGCATTTCGCCATCGTC